AAAGACGAGGAATAATCCTAATGGCTGTATTTCTGAATAACAATGTAGGCGTTAAGATTAACACTGTTGATCTTTCTGACCATGTAACAGCAGTAACAATCAATCGCACATTTGATGAGCTAGAAGTCACTGCAATGGGCGACACAGCACACAAGTTCGTTAAGGGCTTGGAAGCATCCAGTGTAACTATTGATTTCCTAAACGACACAGCATCAGCTAATGTTCTTGCAACACTTCAAGCTGCATGGGGAACAACAGTTACATGCGTATTTCTACAGACCAAGGGAACAGCAGTATCTGCTACTAACCCTCTATATACTGTTTCATTGCTAGTCAATAACACTACAGACATCAATGGTGCTGTGGCAGATATTGGCACTATGTCAATTACATTTACTGCTAACTCAACCATTGCAGTAGCAACTACAGGCACATTCTAAACAACTAAACAAAGGGGCAGCTCATGGCAAGACTAAAAATCGTTCGTACAGATGGAAGCGTTATCGAGGGTGAGATTACTCCAGCAGTGGAGTATTCATTTGAGCTATACGCTAAAAAGGGCTTCCACCGCGCTTTTCGTGAAGACGAGATGCAAACTTCGGTGTATTGGTTGGCATGGGAAGTCACACGCAGATCAGGTGAAACTGTTAAGCCTTTCGGGGTTGAGTTTATCGAGACACTCAAGAGTGTTGAGGTTCTAGACTCAGACCCTTTAGCTTAAAGCGCGATTATCCATTCACCTATCTAATAGCTCGCTTGAGCATTAGGTTGGGAATCGCGCCACAGCAGTTACTAGAATTAGACCCAATAATGCTTGAAGCCTTGTTGAAGGGTCTCAAAGATGAGCAAAAGGAGATAAGCGATGCCAACAGAAGTAAAGGGCGCAATCGCACTTCGTAAGGCTCTAAAAAACTTTGCTCCAGACTTAGCTAAAGAAACTCAAAAAGAATTAGGCAATCTTCTTAAGCCAATTACTAATAAAGCTAGAGGCTTCATTCCTTCACAAGCTCCTATAAGCGGATGGGCTAGAAGTAGCTCAACGGCTTGGGGTAGTGATCGTATTTGGAGTACAGGAAAAGCCAAGCGCGGTATTGGATATAAGACCACACCATCTAGACCTAATAAGCAAGGCTTTAGAGCATTAGCGCGTGTTGTCAATGCTTCTGCTGCTGGTGCAATTTATGAGACTGCTGGTCGCAAGAATCTTAATGGTCGCGAGCAAGCTCCTATGGCTAGAGTTGTGCGTGAAAGCCAAGCTAATTATGGCAAAATGATTCGCTCAGGTAACAAGAATCAATCTAAAAGCAATAACCCTCAAGCAGGCGCACAATTTATTGACGCTATGAATAATTATGGGCAGATAGTAGATGCCAATAATCAGACTGGTGCAGGTCGTAGATCACGCAAGATGAAGGGTCGAGCAATCTTTCGAGCATGGGCTGAAGATGGCGGTAAGACAAATGCAGCAATTATTAAGGCTATCGAAAACTCTAAAGTAAAGTTCTATGACGCTATGGGAGTTAAATAATGGCAGTTGATCCATCAGTAGTCATTAACTTAGCAGCTGAATACACTGGCAACAAGGCCTTTAAGCAAGCCGATACTGCTGTAGGAAAACTCAATAGCAATGTCAAGAAACTTGCAGGCACATTTGGAATTGCATTTGGCGCAACGGCATTAGTCCAATTTAGCAAGACAGCAGTAAAAGCCTTTGCAGCGGATGAAGCAGCAGCCCTTAGACTTAACCGAGCAGTAGAGAATCTAGGCATTGGCTTTGCTAATCCTGCAATTGCTGACTACATTGATAAATTAGAAACTTCAGCTGCAATTGCGGACGACATTCTTCGTCCAGCGTTTCAAGGTCTATTGACCACGACTGGTTCTCTGACTCAATCTCAAAAACTTCTTAGTGACGCTATTACTATCAGCCGAGCTTCTGGCATTGATCTAGCAACTGTAACTGAGGACTTAGGTAAAGGTTATATTGGTGTTACTAGAGGCTTAATTAAGTACAACACAGGCTTAACAAGAGCTGAACTCCAGACTAAATCATTTAATGAAATCTTAGGAGTTATTCTAGCAAAATCAGCAGGAGCAGCAGAAGATTATCTAGGCACAACTGCTTACAAAATGGATGTCCTAAGCACTGCAACAGGGAAGGCTTCTGAACTTATTGGTGAAGGGTTTGTTGATGCCTTAACCCGAGCAGCTGGGGGAACAGAAGCAAGCGATGCAGTTATTTTCTTAGAAACCATGGCTGGGTTATTTAACAAAGTAACACTTGCAGCAGGAACTAGTGTTGGCGCGATTCCTACTCTTGCCCAAAATCTAAAAAAATTAGGTAAAGACATTTTCTTTGGCTTTGTAGGCAAGCAAGTCGGAGCAAATGTTGTATCTCCAGCAAAAAAGCAAGAAGCCAAACTTACTCTGACTGAAAAGAAGCAGCAAGAACTTCTGGCTAAAATGGAGAAAGATGCATTACGCAGAGAGAAAGAAAGACTTGCTCTGCTTAATAAACAGAACACAGCCAAAAAATTGCAAGGCATTATTGATAAAGCCAATCTCGCATTGGGTAAAGCTACCGATGTATTCGACATGGATGCTATTCAACTCAATGCAGCCCAAATCAATCAAGCAGAACAATTAGGCAAGGTAACTAGCACTGCTCAACTTCTTGCTATTACCAATGATATTACTCGCCTAAAGATCAAGCAGGATATTGCCAACCTTGAAGATGCTATTGCTTCTAAGGATGAAGCTCGCATTACAGCTGCTACAAACCAACTCAATCAAGACCTTAAAATCTTAGGAACCTTGCAGAATCAAAATCTCAAACTGGCTGATATTAAGTCCATTTTAGATAAGATTGTACCTAAGGACTTAATCAATCTTGCTAATTTAGATGCTGCTATTGCTAAATTAAACGCTATGAGTGCCATTACTGGACAACCAAAGATAACTGGTGCTGGAGCAAGTAAAGGCGGAGTCAGTTCTGCTGGTATTCCTGTAGGTGATTTTGTAGAAAAGATTCCTACTAGCGGTGTATCTATGGCAGCAATAGAGGAGTTTTCAGCTGCTGCTACTGCCAGAGCTAATGCTATGGCTGATTTGATAGATGCACAGAATGCAGCAGATGCAGCAGCATTCGCCACGAGTTCTCTTAACAAATATGATATTACGATTAACGCAGGTGTGGGCGACCCAGAAGCGATTGCTCGAGCTTTAGAAAATTACATCCGATCTGCTAACCAGCGTGGAACTACGAGCTTTACTCTATTATGACATGGCTTCCAGAATGGCGTATTACAGTAGGCACTACTATTTACATCAATGTAATTAAAGTAAATGTCACTATTGGTCGCATTGACATAGATCGTCAATGTCAAGCGGGTTACGCTCGCATGGACATTATTAACTCAACCAATGCTCTCTTTGATATTGATGTAACGGATTCCCTAACGCTAGAACTTAAAGACAGTGCTGGTGTTTATGTGCCTATATTTGGTGGCACAGTCTCAGATTTTACTACCTCAGTAAGAAGCCCAGAAGAAGCGGGATTTATTACAATTGGGTCAATTCTTGCAGTAGGAGCATTGGCTAAATTACCTAAAGCCATCTACACAGCATCAGTAGCTCATGACCTAGATGGCGAGCAGATTTCTATCATCCTTGAGGACTTACTGGTCAATCAATGGCAAGAAGTAGCAGCTGCACTTCAGTGGGTTAATTATGACCCAACTACCACATGGGCTAATGCAGAGAATGTTGGCTTAGGTGAAATCGATGCTGGGCTATATCAGATGGATAATCTCAGCGCAGCAGACCGCAACACGCAGACCTTAGTAACACAAATAGCAGACAGCGCACTAGGTCTCCTGTATGAGGACAAGCAGGGGCGCATAGCCTATGCAGACGCGGATCATAGAAGCACCTATTTAGCAGCTAACGGCTCAACCCAGTTAGATGGCAATTACGCAACTCCATCCAGCGTTAAGTCTATTCTTCAAATTGGCAAGATTCGTAACAGCGAGATTGTGCGTTATGGCAATGATTACGGCAGCACCTACTCAGCTACAGACGATGCTTCAATTACAACCTATGGTCGCTATCAAAAGAGCTACGATTCCAACATCCGTTACCTTGCAGATGTCGAGGATATCGTGGAGCGAGACTTAGCTTTGCGCTCAACACCTAGAACACAGCTTGACCAGATTACTTTTAGACTCGATAACCCAACAATGCCATCTGCCCAACTAGACGACCTTATTAACCTGTTTTTTGGCGAGCCAGTAGTTATTACTAACCTACCCTTTAACATGTTCGAGGGGTACTTCTCAGGCTTTGTAGAGGGCATTTCACTTGCAGCGACTCCAACTTATGTTGATGCCACTATCTATGTCTCACCTACAGATTTCTCACTTATTGCCCCAACATGGGCGACAGTAATCCCAACCAATACCCTTTGGAGTGGCGTAAATGCTACACTACAGTGGTCTAAAGCGATCGGAGTAATAAACTAATGGCAACAACAACCCCTAACTTTGGTTGGGCAGTGCCGACCAGCACTGACTTGGTCAAGGATGGCGCAGTAGCCATTGAGACCCTAGGCGATTCAATCGATGCATCTTTAGTTGATCTAAAAGGTGGCACAACAGGTCAGGTGCTTGCTAAGGCATCTGGAACAGACATGGATTTCTCATGGGTCGCGATTGACCCTCTCGTAATTTTAGATGCTAAAGGCGACCTAATTACTGCAACGGCAGCCGATACACCAGCTCGCCTAGCAGTAGGCACAAATGGGCAAACACTCGTGGCGGATAGTACCGCCTCTACTGGCTTGAAATGGGCTACACCTGCAAGCGGTGGCGGAATGACCTTGATTAGCACGACCACTTTGGGAGCAGCCACGACAACTATTACTGGTTTAAGCACTTACAAACAGTTAGTTATGGTTTTTAGGAATGTTTATGCAGTAACAAATGATTATGTTTATGTGCAATTTAATGGTGATACTGGCAATAATTACAGTGCTTCTATATCTAGATTAGTTGGCACGACATATAGTGCTAATGCCTGGGGAGCAGGTGTCGGTAGTGGAATTGCTTGTTATGTTGGAAGTAGCTCAACTGCAACGAATAAAATGAATGGTGTCATTACAGTTAATGCAGCAGACCAAACAAGCGGTGTTTCATATATTGCTAATACAGGTTTTGCCGATGGAGCAGGTAATTCAATGAGCTGGGTCAATGGTAGATATTTCAATACTGCTGTTATCTCATCTGTTACGTTTGGCCACAATTCTGGCAATATATCAGGCGGTTCTGTATCTATTTATGGAGTAAATTAATGACTAGACCAATGGTAACTATCCACGATGTTTCAATAGATGAAGTTATTGTGCGCGAAATGAACGATGAAGAATATGCCGAATGGCAAGCGCGAGTGGCGGAAAATAACGCAGCAAAGGCAGCCGAAGCACAAGCCGAAGCACAAGCCGAAGCAGACAAAGCGGCACTATTAGCCAAACTAGGCATAACTGCCGATGAAGCGAAACTGTTGCTTTCATAGTGGAACACTTGACTAAGATAATTACTTATGAAGCCGCGTCTATCTAAAGCTGCAATCCAGTTAAGAGAGCAGTTAGATGATTCCTTCCCAGATCGTGACAGGGCATCGGATGGTTGGGTCGGTGATACCCGACACGCTGCTCGCAAGTCTGATCATAATCCAGATGAGCAAGGTTGGGTTCGTGCCATTGACATTGACGCAGATTTATTCGGTGCAGGGGTCAAACCGCATATCATGCCAGACCTTGCAGATCAGCTTCGAATCCGTTGCAAGTCTAAGGCAGAAAAGCGCATCTCGTACATTATTTTTAACGGCAGGATTGCGTCTCCCGTCCTTAACTGGAAGTGGCGCAAATACACAGGGGCTAACAAACACACTCACCACATGCATGTCAGTTTTAAGAAAGAAGCTGACTTACTGGGTGAGTTTTATTCGATACCTATGTTAGGCGGAAACTAATGAAGAACATCAAGCATCCTGCGTACTTAGCTGCTGGAGCATTCTTGGCAGCTTGGGCATCTACCAACTTTGCAGCAGATTACCGAGCAATCCTTTGGGCTGTGCTATCTGGGGTCTTTGGATATGCGAGTCCTAAAAAGTGACACAGTCTGACTTCTTTACGCTATACATAGCAACACTGGCCATAGTCGGTGGTTTGTCTGGGTATGTCATTACGCATCTCTTATCTGAGATTAAAAGACTCAACACACGAGTCGATGAAATCTATAACATCTTACTAGACAGGTAACATTCTGCTATGGCAAGAAAAGTAACTAAGGCGTTAGAGGATCAAGGATACTCAAAGCTCGATGCTTACTGCATTGGGGTTTATGAGTATTACAAATCTCTTAAGCGTGCAGGCTTTTCAGATGGTGTTGCTCTCTTTATGATTTCAGAGCCTACATCTTATCCAGCATGGATATTGCCAGACCCAGTCGATCCAAATAGGTTCGGCGATTACGAAGATGAGGATGATGACTAAACGCCGATACTTGGTTATCTCGGATTTACAAATCCCATATCACCATGAGCAAGCTGTTAAGAATCTTATTAAGTTAGTAAAGCGGGAGAAGTTTGACCTCATCCTTAATACGGGTGACGAGTTGGACATGCAGTCGCAATCGCGCTGGGCGCAGGGAACTAAGCTTGAGTGGGAAGGTACGCTAGATGCTGACAGAAGCCTTGCGCAGGATATTCTCTATGAACTCGGCACAACAGATGTCACTCGCAGCAATCACACAGACCGCCTATACCACACACTATTACGCGCACCTAGCCTCATCGGATTACCAGAATTGGAATACGCAAAGTTTATGGATTTCGCTGGACTCGGAATCCGCTTCCATAAAAGACCATTCGAGTTTCATAAGGGATGGGTCTTAGTTCATGGGGATGAAGGATCAATGAACTCCAATGCTGGACTCACGGCTCTTGGGCTGGCTAAGAAGTTTGGCAAGTCTGTTGTCTGTGGTCATACGCACAGGGCAGGCATTAGTGCCTTCACAGAGGGCATAGGAGCCTCATACAGGACTTTGTGGGGCTTGGAGGCAGGAAATGTCATGGACAAGAAGAAAGCCTCTTATCTCAAGGCTGGCAGTGCTAATTGGCAGATGAGCGTGGCAGTCATAGAGACACATGGAGACCGCGTTAGCCCGATGCTAGTGCCTATAAATAAGGATGGGTCATTTACCCTTTATGGACGACTTTACGCTTGATGTAGTTCGCACCATTGACACGATGATTGATGAGGCAGATTCGTTACCATATCGTTATAAAAATGTGCTTGATTAGTCTGGGCATTGTGCAACACTAATCCTGTAGCCAATCGAGGGCATTGGCACAGATAGGTACAAAAATGACTACAGCTTCACTATTTATCAAGACACTTGAATCAGGTACTAAGGTCTATGTTGCAGGTTGCGTGGTTTGCAACATGCCTCCTAAAAATAATCTTGGTGACTTTCTTGGTCGGTGCGAACACTGCACTGAGAAGGTGGGTGCATAATGAGCAACAATGACAAGCTGCTAATCATCTGCCTTATAGGGGCAGGTATTAGCTTTATTATATGGGCTTTACAGTCCTACAAAGAAGCTTATGATCGTGGCCATCGCGATGGCTGGCACAAAGGCAGAGCAGTCAATCGAGCAGATTTCTGGCAAGAATGAAACATGCAGAGATACTTAGTTCTGCCACCGACCTTTACTCGGACAGAGGACTCGCTTACGGTCACCCTAGTGACAATATGGCTAGAGCAGCCAGACTCATTAGTGCCTACCTTGAAATGCCAGTGGAAGATTACCAAGTCGCAGTTATCCTATCGCTGGTCAAAATCGCAAGGACAATCGAAGATGGATCAAGAGTCGATTCTTGGATTGATGGAGCCAGTTATCTAGCAATCGCTGGACAACTCAAGACAGAGGAGAATGCACTCTATGTTTAACTTAGCTGATTATGAACCAGTGGAGGTTCGACTTGAAAAGTTTATTAAGGATTATCCAGATTTTCGTATTAGCACTGAGTTGGAAGTTGTGGAAGCTAGTAGATATATCGTTAAGGCATATCTCTTTAAGACTAGCCAAGATAGCATCGCATGGGCGACAGGGTACGCGGAGGAAACAGTTAGCACTCGCGGGGTCAATCAAACTTCTGCACTGGAGAATTGCGAGACATCTGCTATTGGCAGAGCGCTTGCAAATGCGGGTTATGCTCCTAAAGGAAAGCGTCCTAGCCGCGAAGAAATGAGCAAGGTTGCACCTAATCATCCTGCACTTAAAGTAATAAAGGATCAACAGAAGCCAGCACCACAGGACATCAAAGAAGGCGATGTGGATTACTGGACTACACCTATCGGAGCATCTGTCAAGACCACACTAGCTCCAGTAACTCTGGAAACTGCAATGGCAACAGTGACAGAGATTCTAGGTACGGCAGAAGCTTTGGATGCACCCAGTTGCAATCATGGCCACATGGAATGGCGTACTGGTAATTCTAAAGGTCGCGATTGGGCTGGATATTTCTGTACCACAAAAGGTCAAAGTGGTGGGCTGGATAAGTGTCCAACGCATTGGTACAACCTATCGAGCAGTGGTAAATGGGAACCACAGAAAGCGAGGGTATAATGGGGTATGCAGAGTTTCACACAGCTGACGGCTGGGTTAATGTGGAAGATGTGCCTATGATTGACACAGTTAATTGCCAACTATGCAATGAACCAACACTGGCTTCTGACATTACGATCACTGCAAGAATTGTTGAAGGTGTAGTAGTAGCAGGCACTTGGTCATGTAACAAGTGCAGGGCAGTCAATGGATAAGGAAACGCTACTTATGATTCTGACATTAGCTCTATTCATAGGCGGCATTGCAATGGGTTACATGGCTGGCTTAGGTAATGGATGACACTGTTGAATGCTCTAGATGTGAAGAAGCAACTCCCGAATCTGACCTCATGAAAGTTTATGCATGGTGGTTATGTGGGATTTGTTATGACGATGTGTAATGGCTAGTCAATCAAGAAAGCACCGAGGTTTTCGCACAGAGCGAGTTGTAGCTGAGTACCTATCGACTCAGTGGCAGGGCGCATGTGTGGGAAGGGGTAGTGGCAAGGATATTGTCAATGTGCCATTCGATGTTGAAGTCAAAGCCCGCGCTGGATTTCAACCGCTTGCGTACATAAAGCAATTAAAGGCTCGGACATCCATTTCGGGGGAATTGGGATTCGGAGTCATACGGCTAAATGGGCAGGGAGAAGATGCAGCGGAGTATGCCTGCATCATCCGATTAGCTGATCTCTTGCCACTACTCATATTAAAATACGGACACTTAGATAAAGAGCCTAAAGAGACTGACATCGAACGATGCAGCTGTGGTTCATGGATGATTGGGAGATGCCTTACATGCCAGCCTACGATTACAAATGTGGAAGATGCGGATTAAAGAATGAACTGCATCATGGCTGGCACGATAAACCAACAGTTCTATGCACTTATTGCAATGAACCTATGATCAAGTTAATCAGTCCAGTAGGAGCAATCTTCAAGGGAACTGGTTGGGGCAAAGATAAATAAGTTATCAACACCTGTGGATAAGTAGGGGCAGAACTTCACTTCACGCTTAGTTAGGACACGAGTTATGCACATCATTGACACGCATGGTACGCTAACGGCGCAGAGCCTCTCAAAGGCTCACCGCAAGCCCTATCGGGGCGTAGCTTGCGGGGTGCTAGTAGCTATTGGGATAGCTCTATGCAGTATGCCTGATGCAGGTGGCTCTAAACCAGTGCAATATATAGACTATAAGACTTATGCGTTATATCTATTAGACTTTAATTATAAAGAACATAGATGCTTATTAAAGCTCTATGGTAAAGAATCAGCATGGAATCCATTAGCAAGTAATGGTAGTCATTATGGTATTCCTCAAGGTAAGAGTGAATGGCTAAGAGACCAAGATGGATGGACTCAGGTAGTATGGGGCTTAGACTACATAGGCCATAGATATGGTGAGCCATGCATTGCATTAGATCATTGGAGAACTAAAGGGTGGCATTAGATAAGCTGAACTCAAGACGCTATCGAGTTCATAAGCAGCGAGTGTTCGATAGAGATGGGCGCATTTGTCGTTACTGTGGCAGTGATGAAGAGCCATTGCACATTGACCATATAATCCCCCGCAAAGTTGGTGGCACTCACGATCTAGATAACCTTCAAGTCCTATGCAAGGCATGCAACCTACGCAAGTCAAGCAAGGAAGAGGGCGTTTTTTTAGCACAGACGGCTACCCCCCCTGTCTTTTCTTCCCGTATCTCCCCGATGCAGTCGGAGCCAATGCTGGACAGTCCTTTTACAGTCCGACCTAATCCCATTCCATGACGACCAAGCCTAAAAAGCCCCAACCGCTACGAGGGGCAACCAAACCGAGGGTTCATAGCCCACTTCTTAAAGGCAAGACCAGAGCTAATGAAGTAATTGAAATGGTTGAGCGTCTAAAGATGGATAAGCTCATGCCTTATCAGGAGTTCATTCTTAAAGACATGATGATGGTGGATAAAAAGAATAATTACAGGCGCAAGACAAGCCTGCTGCTCATAAGTCGGCAGAATGGTAAGTCTCACCTAGGTAGAGTCAGAGTTATCTGGGGAATGTTCTATGGAGACGAAAAGAAGATAATTATCATGTCTGCCAATAGAGCGACATCACTTATGCTCTTTCGAGAGATTGCATGGATCATAGAATCAACACCAGAGCTAAAGGCAATGACTAAGGTAATTAGGTACGCAAATGGCGGGGAAAGAATAGAGCTACTTAACGGAGCCACTCTCGATGTAATCAGCGATAACTCGTCCTCTCCCAGAGGTCGCACTGCTGACTTCTTATGGATCGATGAAATCCGCGAAATCTCAGAAGACGGCTATAAAGCAGCAGTGCCAGTCACTCGCGCCCGCGCTAACGCCCAGACATTTTTAACATCGAATGCGGGTGATGTATTTAGCAGTGTGCTTAATTCGCTTGTTGAACGCGCCAAGGAGTATCCACCAGAGACCTTTGGCTATTATGAGTATTCTGCACCCCAGTATTGCAAAATAGACATAACATTAGATTCCTTCTGGCGAGATGCAGTAGTTCCTAGTAATCCTGCTCTGGGGTACATAATTACCAAAGAGTCGATTGAAGAAGCAATTGCTACAGCTGCTACAGAAACCACCAGAACCGAAACGCTTTGCCAATTCGTAGATTCTTTGCAATCACCTTGGCCTTTTGGCATTCTTGAGGATACGAGCGATAACACGCTCGAAATTGCTGTTGGG